AAATAAAAATATAGAATCATTTTTAGAATTAATTAAAACTCTATCTGAATTAAATACTATTTGATTCCCATTATATGGAAATTGTGGTGTATATGCCATTATTGAAAATTATTACTATCAAGAATTTGTAATGAAGAATTAAAACTATTAGATAAAGTCACATTAAATGATTTTAAATTTTTAGAACCTAATTCTAGAGGTAGTTCTTGACCAGAAGTCAAATATATAGATGAATCATCTCCATTTATATCTTCATATATAGGAGTCCATGGAGATGAATTATTTTGTATTACTTGCCCATTTCTAATAATAATTATAGGTTTTCCATTTTCACCTGTATCACTCCAAGGATTTCTATTATTTTTTTTATTTGAAGTTGATGATAATCTAATTGAATTCCCAAATCTTCCTTCAACTAAAACATCTCCCTCTTCAGGTAAAAGATTTCTTATACCTTCCTTTTCTTTAAAAATATTCCCTAGATTTAAATCTTTAGGATCAAATTCATAATTAGGAATATCAGGAAATGAGTTATGATGAATACTATTCCATATACCTATAGGAAATGGGAAATAATAAAAATCAGTAGCATTTGGGTTATCATTTAATTTATTCGAAGGGGCATTTAATATAAGAACTATTTCCTCTTTTATAGGATATTGTTTTATATTAGTATATAAAGGCTTAGCATATAATATAGAAACATTATTAGTATCAACTGATTTATATAATGGTTTAAATTGAATTAAACCTATATCAGCCCATCCTTCTGATTTTTCAAAGAATGGTTGATCATTAGATAATAAGATATCCTTAACTCTAGCAGGAAATAATACATTAAATGACTTAGATGTTTTATCTGAATTATTTCTTTTTGATAAAGATGGATATTTACTCATTATACTATTTTTAGTTTATCAACCTCTTTCATTAATTGTTCTTTTTCATCTTCAGATAATTCAAAATCTGACCCATCTGCTTTTTTCCCAGCAGCCATAGCTTTTTGAACTATCATAGCCATTTTGATTAAATTATCATCATTTTTAACAGCTACATCAATATAAGATTTAATTAAAGGTACTATAATTACAGCGTCACCAGCAGTTTGAATTAAAGGTTTTAAATCAGAAATTAATTTTTTTAATTCCTGTTCTTTATCTTGTTGATTACTATGTATTTCTTTTAAAACATCAGAAAATGTTTTCTTACCATATAATTTAATTTCATTAAAATCCATTGTATTTATATTTTATTATAAATATGAAAAAGTAAAACCTTTTAATGTATTACCTCCATATTTTCCATTTAAAAATCTCCTGATAGAACCAATTACTAAATTCATTTCATTACTACAATCTTCTACACTTTTATAAATTATACCAGTTTCATTACATATTAATATTTTTGGTTTAACTCCCCAAAAACATTTAGTTAATTTCACCTTCTTTCCTATATTATTCTGTTTTTTTATAATTTTAAAATTTTTATAACTATTAATAGAGGAAGATAAACATTTAGTAATAATATTGAAAATTCTGTCAAAAATTAAGACTTATAAACCCATATTCTAAATATTGATTTTTTAATCGATTATATATTTTCTTTATTTTCTTCATAATTTTCGTTACTTGAGTAGTCTCTTGATGAGTCATTTCTCGAATGTAAATATATAAAGCTTTTTTATCAAAAATATCTATATTTTCTCTATTTTTGAATAATTCCATTATTGCATTACAAGATTTTAAATCTTCTTCTTCAGGAAATATATATTTTTCATATCGATTCATATATTCAATAAACATTTCAATACAATAATTTTCATCATTAAATGGCTGTTCATTAGGATTAGGATTATTTAATAAATCTATAACAATACTTTTATCTTCATCAATATTATCTAATCCTTCAATACCTAAAACTTTTTTATATGCTTTATTATTTTCATTAATAAGATATCTTAAAGTTATAGTACCAAAATAAGAATATGCAGCTCCTTTAGATTGTGTATATTTTGATAATTTTTCTAAAAGAAAACAAATACATTCCTGCTGTATATCTTCAACTGAACCATCTAAATATGGAAATTTATATGTGTTAATGATATTTTGGGTTAGTTTGAAAAAAGGATAATCTATCCTTGTTCTATATATTTTATTTCGGTTATTTTGATTATCCGAAGCTACATATTCTAAAATGGCTTCCTCAGTATCTTTAGTGAAATAGTATATTTTTTGTTTTGGTTTTCTTTTACGTGGCGTTCCTTTTTTTGTAAGTTCTAATGTTTCCATAATTTTTATAGACTCAAATAGAGGATTCTTTTGGAATCCTCTTCTCGAGTTATTTTTTAGTTTAATATTATTTCATAAATTTAATATACTCTGATAATTGTTCTTGGAGGCCTTTAATAGACGTAAAAAAGAATCCTATTTCATCATCGCTTTGGAATATTTGAGCTTTATCTATTTCTTTAATTTTTCTTTCAGTCATAGAAATAGTTTCATACATTTGCTCCAAATATTTATTTTGTTTTTCTACAATTTCTTGTAGTTTTTTATTTTTAATAAAAGTATTTCTAACAATCCAAATTCCTAAAATTAATAATATAATAAATACTTGTATTAATAAAAAAAATCCTATATCTCCCATTATTTTTTATTTTTATAAATTTCTTCTTTTAAATATTGTTGCTCAAATTCTATACGAGCAGCCATCATATCAGCTTGGTGAAGGATATAAGGTAGTGCTGTTCTTGGTTTAGCTTCAGGCATAAATGATTTTAAATAAGCTTCATTTGCCTGATCATATAATCCATCATGAGTTTTAATAGCTATATATTCATTTTGAGAAACTGATATTTCATGTTGTTGTAATAAAAATAATGATCTATCAGGAATAGACATAAATGATAATTTAGTATTATGACTATATAATTCTCCTAAATTTGTTTTTCTCCATTCATCTGCTGATGGTAAATAAGCATCATTGAATATATCTCCCATTTTACCTAAATCATGATTTATAGCTGAAAATACTAATTCCTCTAATGTATAAGTAGAAGTATCGGTACCCATTTTTTCCCATAATTTATTTAAATAAAGAGCTCCTTCAATTACTTTATTTACATGATAAATGTATCCTCCAGGAAAACAACTATGAAATTTAGTCATATTAGAAGCAGGCATTAGAGCCACTCTACTTTCATATTTTCTATAGAAATCTTTAAGTTGATTTTTTCTATTTCCCTGAATATATGTATCTATAAAACCATTAAAACGATCCCAATTATCTTTAATTTCTTGTGGTGTTAAAGTCATTATTGTTGGTCTGAATTTGTGTTTATTAATGTTTGGACTTCTTCAAGAATCTCTTCTAATAGAATTGTTTTTTCTCTATATTCCTTCATTTCACCACGTTCTGCGTGGAACCTTAGTTGTTTTAATCCGTTTGATATACTGATAATTTTATCAGTAATTAATTGCTTATAACGCATAAATTTCTTTTAATTTATTAATAATTTGATCTATTGTCTCGAATATAAAAAGTCCTTCTCGCTCATCCAAATCTGTTTTAGAAACAAAAAATAAATCGTAATTAAATTTATTATTTATTTTTAATATTGGATACGATTCAGTTTTAAATAATTTCTCTAGTTTTTCACCTTGTGAAATATTAAAACCATTATCTATTACTATTTCAGTATATGATAAGTTTAATTCTTTTAATTTTCCCTTTAATACTTTACAATATATACATTCTTTTAATGTATAAAGAATGATTATAGAATTATCTCTTATTTCCATTATATTTTTTATTTATACCTTTTTATTTATTTCTAATCCCTTCTATCATCTTCATTTCATATATTTTATTAAAATTATGATTAACTTATTTTATAAATTATAAAGAGAATCTACGAAAAATTATTTTAATAAGCCACATAAATTTTATTTAGTAATAATTTAGTAATATTAAAATGACTAGAGTTTATTTTAAAATAGAGATAATCATTTCATTAGTATCATTTATTTGTGATTTAAAATCATTATTTTTAACTTGTAATGTTTGTTTAACTGCCCCTTTATATATATTATCTATAGGATCGTATCCTTTATTCTTTTTACAAAAATTTTCAAAATGATAATTGTTTATTTCTATTTCTGATTTAATAATTTCTCTATATTTTTCTAATATAAAAACACTTATCTCTTTTTCTAAATCTTCTGCCTCTTTCTTACCCAGATATTTACTAATTTTCATAAATATATCTTCCCGGTCACATAATTTTATCATTATATAAATTTTAAATTAATTGATTTAAACATATAAATTTTTTTAAACATATTATATCGTGAGATCTAAAAGATATTGTTTTAAATCGCTTAAAATCGCGCAATTTTTAGTATTTTTTTGTGTAGAATAATATACTAAACTATCTTCTATAAAAATTAAAATAAAATCAATAGTTTCTTTATCTTCTTTAGTAATTAAACCTGATTCTTTCATTTCTAGAATAGAAGAAAGAGAATTATCCATAAATTCTCCTAATACAGGATTTAAATAATCATTAATTATTTCATTTTCATCTTTATTTTTCATCTTGTTGTATAATTAATTGTGCATAATTTTTCCAATGACCAGCTTTTGCATTTGGATCTCGGTTTATCTCAACTTCATGTGATTCTTTTCTTTTTACTTCTTGGATTATAAAGACCTCAACGGGTTCAATATCTCCAAAATGTTTATAAAAATATCTAATTACCATAAATCTTCTGAATAAAGTGTTTCTTTTAATTCCTCAGTCTGACCTGAGTCAAATGCTATTTTAGCTCCTTCTTTTCTATCAACAAATCGATTCTTGTTTGTTAAAAATCCTTGGGATACTTCTCCTAATTTACGACTTGGCAGACCTGATATTGCAACAGCCTGATAAATACAGTTAGCGTGTCTCCATCCACTAAAAACAATTCCTCTATCAACATTATAAGGAGAAAAACCTCTCATTCGTAAAATATGTGCATGTTCCTCGTCTAAAGGGAAGTTGTCATACCAGACTGCTGAACATAAAATATATTCTTTCATACTTTATCCATTAATGTTTTTGACCAATTTATATTTAATGAAATACTATTTCTTCTAGAAAGTTCCATTTCATTTGATATTAATTCCTTTAATGCTTTTTTACATTCCTTTAATTTAGCATAATTGAATTTACAATAAAAATTATCAGGGGCTCTTTTCATTTCTAAAAAATCTAATAAACAATAAACAGGATATTTATTTGCTGATTCAAAAGATTTATAACCTTCGTCTTTAATTAATTTTTCATCTTCAATTCTATCTAATGGTCTTGTACATACTGCATATCTATCTGATATAGCTTTTATCATGTATGGAAGGTTTTCTTCCATAAAATAAATTTCCATATTTTCTTTTAAATTTTCTTTCATATTTAATTTAATATTGTGTTAATTTAGTAAATTCATCATATCTTTGCCAAGTATTATCATTGTAAACAAAACCATGACCTGATATAATAGGTCTTTGAGTATATAAAAATTTATTTTTAGTCCATTTATTTTTTCTTGCTTGAAATTTTATTTTCTCTCCAGTAGAGTTTCCATATCTGTCTGTTATTATAATAAAATCTTCATAATATTCCCAATTTCCTATATTAAATAATTCCAAAATATCAGAAAATAAAATAAGTATAATTTTTAAAACATGAATTAAAGGTTGTAATGTAAAATTTTTCATATTTTTTAATTTAATAATATAATAATTAATGTTATTGAATTTCTTATTTCCATTTTTTATATTAAAAAAGGCCTCAAAATGAGGCCTTATTATTAAATTACTATTGCTTCAATTTCATCAATTAACGCTTTATATCCTTTACAATTAGATTGAATTAAATCAAATATCTTATCTGACCAACCAGCAATTTGTAAAACATTTAATGATTTATCAAATACTGAAGTTCCCTTTGTTTGTTTAATATCAACACATATAGTATTACATTGTGGATTTACTTGTTTGAATTTTTTAAATAATATTTGAAATGATCCTAAACCAGCATTTGAAGTATTATCCCATCCTCCAATTCCTCCAGAACTAATAACCATATCTGAAAATATAACTAAATTATCAACTTTTGTGTTATTTTTAATAACATCGTTTAAGAAATAATATAATCCATTTTCTGTATTGGCTCCACATTCTTTTCCTTTTTCAAATGAACGTTTATTAAAATCTAATAAACCTAATTTTCTATCCATATTAATTGAAATTAATTCATTTCCAAATAATCCCATATAAACATCTCTTTGGGAATATGCTAACATAGAACCAAATAAATTCCCAATCATAGCAGTTGTTGTTTTAGAAAAAGCGGATATTTTAGAACTACCTCCTGCATCTCCTCTTACGGAACCTGAATGATCTACTAATATGGCAGTATTACCTTCTAATGCTGGAATATTATCTACAGAATATTCTAATGCTTTTTCTAATGCTTTTAATACTTTTTCTATAAGTACTTTAGGTTTCATATCTGATTCAAAAGCTATTTTAGAAGATGAAGTAGTTGGGTTTATATCTTCTACTTCTTTATATGCTGATACAAATCTAAAAGGTAATAATTTAGATTTTAACACTTTATCTCTATTAGTTAATTGACTAATAGCGTCATCTACTTTATCAGGAGCTAATAGAATAATATTTCTTAAATTTCTTACCAAATTCATCATTGGCATTCCTTTTACATTATCTAATACAGTAGTAATAGCTTCTTCTTTAAGAGTTTCAACTTTAACTCCTGTAGATTTAGCAATTTGACCTGCTTTAGACATTTCTTTTTCAAGAATTTTAGTATTATATAATCCATCTAAAGATTCTCCTTTTATTAAACGTTTATACGCTTCTTCATTAATTTGAGAAGGTACTGGATGTGTTAAATTAACTAAATCTACTAATGAAATTCCTTTTTTAGCCATTTTATACTTATCTATTAAATAAGGATCCATTGACTCTAATTTAGATTTAAATCCTCTCTTCATAGCACTTGCTATTTTTGTATTTCCTTTTGAGAAATAATAAGCTAGAATTTCTGACATATCATCAGGTCTAGAAGCAATTTTTCTATAAAATCTTGAAGCATATTCTTTTCCTGATAATCTTGGAGCTAATTCTCCCGAAAGTAAATGAGTTACTGATCTCATATTAGCATCATTTCTTAGATATAAAGCTAATTTTGCTACAAATTGTTCATCAACAACAGAAGCAGCTTTATTTATTCTATCAACTACTTCTTTTTCTTTTTCATAATATGAATTTGAAAGAAATGTAGTCAAACAAGTTGATACTAATTCTTCTTTAGCGCTTAATTGATACGCTTTTTCTCCCATTTTATTTACTGTAGTTGGAACTACTGGTTCTTTTGTTTTGTTAAATTTCGACATGACTTAAAATTTTAATATTTAATATTTGTTCTAAATATTCAAACATAGGTTTGAATTCTTCTCTATATAATTCTTTTTTAATAATAGGATATTCTTCTTGGTATTTATTATACATGGTTGAATTAGTAAGTAAACCATAAGAAGTATTTGCAATTATATCACATAATTTAACAAATAATCCTAAACGACATTCTTTTAAACCCATAATATATTCAATTCCATGTCTTTCTTTTCTATTTTTACCTTTTAATTCAGTACAAGAATAAATAACTTCTGCAACTTCTTTAGAAATATTAATTTTATTAGATCCATTTGGATAATGTTCTTCAAAATATATAGAATATTGAAGTATATCATTATATGTTATTCTGGCATCTTCAATCAAATCATGCCCCCAAGCTCCATTTAATGCTATACATAAATCTTTTGGATTTAATATAAATTGAAATTTTTCTACTTGTTTTGCTACTAGATTTAAATGAAATGAATATGGTAAATTTTTATCATATTTTTGATTACAATTAATATCATGTTGTTGTTTA